GTGACTCGGCAATCCAAGGCGTGCCCCCCCAGGGTGCGGTCGCCTTCAATGGCCGCCTTCACCGACGCGCTACCGCTAGAGGCGCAGTAGGCGTCGAGGTTGGTTTGTGATGCCCGGTCGGCTACCCGGCCGACAATGAGCATGATCGTGAACTGGTATTCGTCCGACCCGCGCCCAAAGGCCGTGTCGTAGCTGATGCGGCCCGGCATCACGACGGCCACAGGGGGCTGCGGGTTGTCGGGAATGTAGGCCGAGGAGCGCAGGCCGCTGATTGTGGCGAGCCTGGTGGCGAGGCCGGAGCGAAGGTTGGTGAGGGCGGTCACGCGACACCGTTGACTTTGCGGTAGCCCTCGACGAGCTGCACGACGTCGGGGTCGAGGCCGCGGCTGACGCGCATGATGCCCATTTCGCCGAAGCCGGCCACACCGAGCGGAGACTGGAGGCGGGTGAAGATCCTTGAGGACTGGAGGATGGTGGCCTGCGTAACCGTGACCGGAATATTTGGCCAGCCAAACACGGCCGTCACCTTGATTGAGTTTTCCGCGCCTGTCGGGAACGTGTAGTCACCGATGGCACGGATGCGCGTGTACGGCCAGACCACCCCACCGAGGTAGTCGTTGATCGGCTCCGGCTGGGCGTCGCCCTGACCACCAGCCGTGCCAATCGTCCAGGTCGTGTCGTACACGCCATCCAGCCCGGTGGAGGTTTGCACCGTGGCGATGGAGCGGGCGTCGTCGATCTGCACGACGTAGGGGTTCTCGGTGTTGTAGTAGCGGGTGACGGTGCCGGCGTTGATGAAGTTGCGGCCGCAGTAGGCGTCGATGAGTCGGGACGCGGACTCGACGGCCATCTCAAGGAGGGCGTCGTCGGTGGCGTCGCCGGAGGCGATGCGTAGCGCAGACTTGATCTGCGCCAGGGTTGCGTAGCCGTTGCTAATCGCCACGGTCAGCCTCCGATTTCGTAATGCTTCCGCATCCAGTCGACGGTCAGGGGAAGTCCCTGAGCGAGCCTTGTGCGCGGGTTGTGGTGCAGCAGAGCCTTAGCCTTGGAAATGTCAGGCTTCTTGCTCGTGACGTTGTGCTTGTCCAGCGGGAGCCGGTTGACGAGGGACGGGTGGGCGCCGGTGACATCGAGCAGCATGTTTGCCATGTCCTCGACGCTGACGTACTCGTCGCCGCCGACGTTGACGGTCTCGCCTGGGGCGAAGCTCGTGGCGGCGTTGGCGAGGGTGACCAAGAAGTCGCCCTGGTACATGAAGACTCGGTGATAGTTCTCGTACACCGTGATCGGCTTACCCGTCAGCAGCCGGTAAGCGAAGAGGCACACCACTGAGCGGTAGTCGTGATACCGCTCGCCGGGGCCGTAAGCGTTGAAGAACCGCAGCGTCATGGTCTTATTGCCGTAGCGGTCGGCGAAGTTGCGGATCTGCTCCTCATTGACCCGCTTACTGATGGCGTAGTCGTTAGTCAGCCTGGGCTGCGGGTTATCAAGCAGGTACCGCTCATCAATGGCTTCGGCGTCGGCCTCGCCATAAACCTCGGAGGAGGAGGCGAAGACGTGGCGGAAGCCGCGGTCACGCTGGAGCTCTAGGACGTTGCGGGTGCCGATGGCGTTGGTGCGCCAGACCTGCTCGTAGTGCTCCTCGCCGTTGATGCGCCCGAACTCTGCGGCCAGGTGGTAGACGAGGTCGAAGTCCCCGATGCGGTCGAAGGCGGCGCGCAGCTGCCGGTAGTCGGCGACGTCGGCGCGGATCGTCTGCGGCTGGCCCGTGTGCTGAAGCTCAATGCCCCAAACGTCGTGGCCGCGCTCGCGCAGCTCGGCGACCAGGGGGGCGCCTAGGGTGCCGGCGGAGCCGGTGACAACGATCTTCATGCTGTTTCCTCCACAATTCGCCAGAACCGCTTGGGCTGCTGGGCGAGGACTGCCGCAGGGTCGCCGGGCTCTAATCGCCCGACGAGGGAGTTGGTGACGATTTCGCAGCCAGCGAGGGTGGCCTCGATGACGACGAGGGGGCAGGCGTCCCTCTCCTTGGGGAGGTGGACGAAGTATTGGGCTCGGGCCATGTGGTCAAGCACGACCTCGTGCGGGGCGTTCTCCAGCTCAAGCAGCTCGACGCCCTGGCGCTGCGCCCAAATGCGGGCGTTGAGTTTCCCTTTTGCCGGGTGCCTTCTGCCCGCGAAGAGAGCGAAGGGCTCTTTGTCGGCGGGGGCGACGCAATCTGGCGGGACCGGGGAGTGAACGTAGGCGTCGGCCCGGCCGGTCCATTCGGCTTCCCAGCCCATGTGCGCCCGGCTCATGGTCAGGAACCGCGAAGCCTGCCGGAATAGGTGGGCCTTCGCTGGTGTGCGGTGCTGGGCGTGCTGTACCCAGACAATGGGCCTGAGAGCCGCTAGGAAATTCATAGAGGCTTCAGACAGTTTGTCGGTGCCTCCGACTACCACCCGATCCCAGGATGCGTCTGCGGCGCTCTCAGCGGCTTCGGGTTCGATGTAGGTGACCTCAACACCCGCGGGCGCCGCGGTGACCATGTAGTCGGTATTTCGCTCGGCGCCGCCAGCATACTTACCGGGCAGTAATGCCTCGTGCCTTTCCTCAACCCGGGGAATGTGGTGCGTGACCCAGGCGACCCTCATGGCGCCAGGAGGATGTCGAGCGCCGGCCGCCAGTATTTGTCGAACACGACGTCGGCGTCATAGTTGGCGGCGAAGTCGATGGCCTTCTGGGAACGGCCCCGGCCTCGCGCGTAGGCCGCCTCGAGGTTGTCGACGATGCTTGGCACTAGCGGGGTGAAGAACCAGCAGCCTTGGGCGACGTCCCAGGCGGGCTGCACGTCGCAGAGCCAGCCGTCGCCGACGAGCTCAGGCTGCGCGGTGGCGTTGGACACGATGACCGGGGTGCCGCACGCCTGGGCCTCAATGGCGGGGATGCCGAAGCCTTCGCCTCGGCTGGGCTGAAGCAGCACATCGATGCCCGTGTAAATGCTGGCAAGGGCTTCCTTCGGAATACCCATCCGGTAGGAGTAGGAGTCAGCGAAGGCCACCCGATCCATCGGGACGCCCGTCGCGGAAAGTAGCGCCCGCAAATCCAGGCCAGACATCGCCGGGCTTGGCTCGGTGTGCAGGTAGAGCCAGGCATCGGTGTGCTTCTGCATGAACATGCCGGCGGCCAGGAACGCCTCGGCGAAGGACTTGCGGTCGATGCTGCCCTTGTTCGCGCTGACCATGCCGACGACGTAGGCGTCCTCGGGTATGCCCATCCACTGTCGGGCAGGCACCTGGCCGTCGCTGCCGTGGATCAACTTGGTCGGCTTGAAGACGTTGGTGTCAATGGCGTGCGGAATGTAGAGCGCCTGAATGTCGTGCCGCTCAATGGCGTCAAGCCCGAACTGCGACATGGCGATGGGGGTCACGTTGGGGCGTGCCAGCCACTCAATGACCGGAGCCGGTGCCGGAAAGTGGTCGATAGGCACCCAAGAGGCGACCCGCTCAATGTGGTCCCACCCGGCGCCCTTGAAAACCCAGCAGTCGAACAAGGTGATGACGACTGCCTGCTGCCCGGTCGGGCGACCGAAGTCCATGGCGTAGGCGGGGATGACGTCGTTGGAGTAGACGTCCAGGCCGCGAGGGTAGACGGGTAGGCCTTCCCACTCCATCGTGGAGCCCTCAAGCCCGTAGTTTGCGGCGATGGCTACTTCGTGGCCGGCTTGCTTGAGGCGCCGGGTGGCTTGCTGGGTTTGCTCGCCGTAGCCCGTGGGCGTCCAGGGGGCGTTGCTGGCCCAAATGATTCTTCGTGCAGCAGTCCCAGTCGGAGCAGCTGCTCCCTCTCGGGCGGCGGCACGTCTAGCGGGATTCCCGCTGCGTGAACGATTACGGGTGCTTGCTTTCGTGGCATGGGCCACCGTTTCTCCTAGGTGTGCGCAGGGGGTGTGGATGGCCCCGCCCCCCTGCGCAAAGGCGGGGCCATCCACGTCTAGGTGCCTAGTGACTAGGCGGTGCCGCCGGTGAACTTCTTGATGTGCGACGTCTGCGGCAGGTTGCCGTCGACGCGGATCTGGAAGCGAAGCGTGACCTGGCCCGTGTTGAAGGCGAAGTCGTCGCTGCGCGCCACGTCGATGCCACCCACGGTCCTGACAAAATAGGAAGGGAAGTGGCCGCAAACCAAAGAAACGGCGCCTGAGGCCGGATCGGCCATCGCGGGGTTCTCAATGACCGGGAAACCGAGCACACGATCAGGGCTCGACCCATCCAGTGTCGGTGTCCAGACGTAGTCACCGCCGCTCGTCTTGAGCTTGCGCAGACCAGCGATGGCCTTGCCGTTACCCATCACGCCGAACCCGGGCAGACGCCGGGCCGCACCGTCGAGGGAGTAGACAAGGTCGATGACGTCGTCGGCGTTGGCGAAGCCGGTGCCGCGCGTCGACGTTGCGGTACCGCCGGTGACTCCAGCGGAGGCCGCCTGGACAATGCCCTTTGGGAGCACAACCCCGGTCCCGTTAGTCAAAGCGTCATTGACGCGGTATCCGATCTCGTTGCCTGCCATCTGGCCCAGGAAGCCAATGACGTCAATGTTGCTATCGGCCAGGAACTCCTGCGAGACCTGCACGATGAAGGCGTACTTGTAGGCCTTGAGCGTGGTCTTGCCGAACGCCGGGTCCGACTCGTCGATGGTCGCAGCCTCAGCCTCAAGTGCAGCCGTTGACCAGGACGACAGCGACGGGAGGACGAGGTCCTCACCGGACGCGGTGTTCAGGACGGTGACAATAGAGGGGTCGAGGCACGGGCCCGCGAGACGAGCCTGATCAATGACAACATCTGAAAATGATGTCGGGACTGGGGCGTTGCTCGTCGACTTAGCAATGTCGCGCTTCTCAAACTGGAAGGAGTAGGCGCGACGCTCACCAGCGAGCAGCTGGCGAAGGATGTCGGCGTCCGACTCGGCCGGCGCGGTGCGGGCCTCGACGGGGCGGGCAATGTTCTCGACGCCACGCATCGCCTCAGCGATCTCAGCCTCACGCTTCTCAGCGGTGATGAGGGTGTCGATCATGGTGCGCTTCTCGTCGAGCTCCGCGAACGTGCGGTCGACGAACTCGCGCTCCTCAGCGGACAGGTCGCGGCTCTCAGCGGCGGCCTCGTCCATCTTGGCCTTCGCTGCGTGGTACGCCGACTGGCGATCCTCCACGAGCTTCTTGAGGTACTCGGACAACTTAGTTCACCCCTTTCTGGGGTCTCGGTTTTGTTGGATTGCGCAGGTGTTTCTTGCGAATCCCGCCGAGGCTCCTCAGAGCGGGTAAACCCGACCGCGGCTCACGCGGCCAGGAAGTCCTAGGCCTTGAAGGCCAGGTCGAGCTTGGTCTTGAGAAGGTTGATCTGGCTGGCGTCGTGCGCCACCGGCTCAACTGCGGGCTCCGGCATCGGCGACAACTTCGCCACCACCGCCGACAACAGCCCAGCCTGATCCATCGTCAAGGTCGCACCACGCTCAAGCGCCTCTAGCGCGCCATTCAACGCGTCAGCGTCTTCGCCCGTGGCCTCGGCCAGCATGTCCAGGCTGCGCACCGCAGCGGTCGTGGCCTGGTAGGCCGGGAACGTCACGATGGAAGTCTCATGCAACCGCACCTGCTGAAGGGTGCGCTGGCTGCCGTCCTCGTTCCACTTGTCGCCGCCGCGAGGGACCGAGAAGCCGAAACTCATTGAGTCGATCACGCGCGGATTGCCGCCACCACCGAGTAGAACCGCAAGGTCCCGGCCGTCGCTCGTGTCCGGCAGGGTCGCCTTGACAAGCAGGCCGCGGCCGTCCTCCTCCAGTGTCATCGTCTTAGACCGGGTTGACGCCAAGGGGCGGGCCGGGTCGTGATTGACGAGCAGGAAGACGTTATTTCGGGACTTCAGCGACCGAGCAAAGGCGCCAGGGGCAATGGTCTCGGTGAAGGGCAGGGGCTCGCTGGGGGAGTTGAACACGGCCGCGTATCCCTCGAAGCTCATACCTTCGGGGGCTTCGCGGACCTCAAGGTCGTCAACGGTAAAAGTGCGGGTTTCCATCTTGCTCATGTCAGTCCTAACTTGCCGGGTAGGCAGACTGGGGATCTTCCGGCGCGATCTGCGAAATGCCCTGCAACATGACTGAAGGCAGGCCCGTGTGAGTAATGCTGGGCAGGCCCATCGCCTGCATAGTCTCGGCCGGATCAAAGCCAGCCTGAATGAGTCGCTGGGCCATGAGCACCTTGCGGTCCTCCGCAACAATGCCCGCGTCTCCAATGTCAATGTTGGCAAGCGGCACGCGGGGCGTGTCACCGTTGTCGACCGGGCGCAGATCCATCAAGCCCCGGACATCGTTGACGCTCATGTACCCGGCCTGCAACGCCGTAGAAAACACAGAAGCCTGCGTCGCGGAGTCGCCGCGGAGCAGCCCGTCCATGTTGACGCGCAAGAAGACGTCGCCGGGGAGGAGGCGGTTGTGGGCTTCCTCAATGGCGGCGATGAGCGGGGTGAGCGAGTAGCGGGTGAACTGGATGGCGTTGTGCTCCACCGAGGCGTAGGACATGGCGCCAGGGGTGTTCAGCCCGATCATGGACGGCGGCACGCGGAAGACCCGCGCCACCTCCTCCACCGCGAACTGGCGGCTCTGCAACATCTGGGCCTGCTCGCCGTCCGAGCCCGTCTTCGTGAACTTCGCCCCACCCGACAGCACCCCAGGACGGTGAGCCTTCTTCAGCCCCTTGTGCCCAGCCTCAAACGAATCAACCAAATCCTTCGCCTGCTCCTGCGTCAGATTCCCCGGGAACTCGATGATGCCCGACGTGTTGGCGCCGTTGGAGAAGTAGCGGGACGCGAACTCGTCGAGCGCCTTCGCCAAGCCGAGGGTCTGCTTCAGCTCGTCCACCCGGCTCACGCCCTTGAGCGAGCCCGGTCGGCGCATCTCGGGGATGTAGAGCACGTCCTCGCCAGGCAGGATTGCCTGGCCGCCGTCGATCACGAACTCGCGCAACCGGGTCTCACGGTTCCGGCGGATGTCCACACGGGTCGGGTCGAGCGGCTGAAGCGCCACGATCTCGCCGTTGCCGTTGCGAAGAATCTGCACCACCGCGCCATGCGACAGCAGCATCGACACCACGATCTGCTTGTAATACTCGATGCGGCTTGAGCCCGGCCCCTCCGGCTCGTACACCCACGCCGGCCGCGGCCGGTACGGAAGCCGATTCCCGTCGCGGCGAATGAACGTGTCCACCGGCAGAGTCGAGATCGTGTCCGACAGCAGTCGCACGCAAGCGTAGGCCGCACCAATCTCGAGGGCGTTCTTCTGGTTGACGACAGTGCCGGCCCAAGTGGCGAAGCCCGACACGTCGATGCCCGAACCCCACACCTGCTGGTAGGAGAGGTTCCGCTCTTCCATCGGCTGACCGCCGAACAAGTTCCCGAGCATCACAGGCCTCTCTCAAGCGCAACACCGAAAGCCAGCCCGCAGATGCCAGCGACAACGAAACCCAGCCAAGGCGCCACCAGGGCGGCCCCGACAATGAGCGCAGCGCAGCCAGCGATCTGCAAAGCGAGGGCGATGCGCATAGACGCTCCTAAACGGAAAAGAAACTGGCGACAGGGGCTTCGGGCTCCGCCTCACGGCGATGGGTAGCCCGGTCAAAAGCAATCAACGCCGCGACAGCGGCATCGATCTTGCGAGGCGAACCGCGATGCTCCTTCACAACCCGCGGCCCCTTCTGGTCGGTCTTGATGACGCAGTTGTCCAGGTGGCGGGAAAGAGCGGGAGAATGATCGTGCGACACCTGACCTGAAACCACAGCGTCATACAGTTTCGCGGTGGCGGGTACCATGCGAGCCGGGCTGCTCGACGGATACTCAGTAATCGGAACCCCGGCCTCCGCCAAAGCCTCCATCGACCGCTGCCAGCGATACGGGTCGCACGCCACCTCAACCACATTGAGCCGGCCGCACGTCTCCAAGATCCGAGCCTCAACCCCGCCAATGTCCACCCGCCAGTCATCACGGTCGGTGGGCTGCTTCTCCCACAAATCGACCAGCCACACGCGGGGTGTCTCCTCAATCGTGACACCGACAATGGCCGTCGTGTCACCGGAGAACGAACCGTCGAAGCCGAGCACGACCGGGGTGCGGTCATCCACCGGCGTCATCTCAGGCAGCTCGTCCCAAGCCCCGTGCGGCAACCAAGCCTGCTGCGAAGAGACGAAAACGTTGGTCCGCTTCGTGCGAAACTCCGCCTCAGGAGTTCTCTTCACCGACGACTCAAAGTCCTCGGGGTCTTGAATGTCGCCATAGCCAGGGTTGGCAATCTGCCAGTTCTTCGGGTCGCGGTGGTCGCAGTCCGGCTCGGCCTGCCACCAGGCACCGAAGAACGAAGGGTCCTCAACCTCGCCAGCCGCGACCCGCTGAGCGTACTGATACAGGCCGTAGCACACCGAGTCCTGCCCGGTGGAGTCCGTGCGCACCCCAGCAGTCGTAATCGCCAGCGTCAAGGCGTCATAGCGCGCGGCCTGCGCCAGCGTCATCACGTCCCAGAGCT